TGTTTCTAATTGAACCTTCGGTACCTTTATGTTTGTAAATGCTTTCTAAATTATTATAAATATTTGTGTAAATTTGATTCTTAATATCTGTTACTTTTTTCTCAAATTGTACTTTGTTTAGGTCTCTATCGCCAAAAGCTTCCAAGACATTTGAATCAGCGAACAGATTTGATACCACCAAACCCTTATCTTCCAATAGACGATCTGCAAATGGAAGCGCTTTGTAACTTGAACTTGGATATACCTTGTTTTTAAGGTGTGGTAAAGCAGTTATTTGTGCATGTAATGTATCAAAGTAGCTTGCTATAATTTGATATAATTGTTTTGTAGAATCACCTGTTGAAGGATCTTCATCACGAATCCATTGTGGCACCTTGTAGTACAGCAAAGCTGGGTTTTGATTATCATGAATTTTACCAGAATTCATCAAAGAAGTTTTTAAAGAAGACACTTCAGGGTGTGAACTATAAATTATCGGATCTTTTGGCTCTGAAGTTAGTAACCCTGACTCTGTAAATGCAGAGCTTGTCGATCTCATGCTGTTTACATAACCTGTCCACGCTCCATTTACAAGGCGACCAGAATAATCCAATACAACAGAATCTGTTGCGGCGTTACCAACAATACCTTCGTTAAACTTATAATATACTCCAAGGTCAGTATTTGCATCATCTGTATTTGTTCCACCACCAACGTGGCGATACCAATTGTTATATATTTGTTTTGATGTTCTTCTAATTTTCCAAAACCTAAAATCGTCTAGACTTGCACTTAGAGTTCCAGCAGCAACCAAATTAACACCATGAAAAATATTTCCAGATGGGGCTGTTTGTAGAGCTCCAATGTATCCATTAACTAAACCTCCAATCTCGTTAATACCGGCAGAACCTAGAGATTTGCTTTCGTTTAAATCTCCATCAATATATATTCTACTTGTAACTCCAGTAGAAGCAGAGATAAAAGAAAAAGCATAGTGGTGCCAATCTGCTAGTGAAGAAGTGGTGACTGTAGCTGTACCTATTGATTGCTCAAAGAATCCTGTTGTTCCGGATTGCATTGTTAAAATAAAGGTATCTGTTCCTGCTGCTGTTCCGGAAATAGCCAGCGTGAAACGACCATAATTTGCGGAAGAAGACAATTCGCCATTCCACAGGTCTAAAATAACTTCTTTTTCTGTCGCAGAATTGTTAAATGCTGTTTTTTTAAGCCAAAACTCTGTTGTGATACCATTGGATATATCCATTTTTAGACTGCTGATTCTTTTTTTAGTATCGTCGTATACAACAGATTTGTCAAAAGTTTTGTATAAAGGTTGAGTGGTCATATTCTCAGCGACATGAATACCGCCTCTCATATAAATAAACTGTGGAACAGAGTTAGTACCATAGCCGCTAGTCTTACTTCCACCACCAGCAGGTCCAGTAAAGTTAACATAACCATTTGTTTTCGGATATTTTTCATCAAATATATATTTATCTAAATAAGACGAAGATAGTTCAAATATTAACTTTTCTTTTTCCGATCCATCATAAGGATATTCATTATATATTCTTTCAATTGAATTTTTGTAATATTCTTCTGCGGAACCAAACTTGGCAAAATTAGAAGCAGAAGAGAAATCAATAAATGGAAGAAAAGTCTCATCTCTTTGCGCTCTAGTGAGAACAAAATCCTTTGATTCTACATCTGTACTTCCGGAATTTGCACTTTGAACAGTTGCTGTTTTGTTGTTAAATAAACTTTTAATACTCATCTTGCTCTACTCTAATTTTAAAATTATATGGTTGCTCTCTGTAGGAGGAAAGCGAGTCTTCATAAAAAGAAAACTTTAATTCATAAGTATAACCAGCCTCCAATAAGTCCATATCTAAATCAAAGTAGTTTCCATCAGAATCATAAGAAAGCATTGTTTCACCAGTTGATCCAGTTCCGTATGGTATCACTATTTTTTTATCTGGTGCTCTACAAATTTGATATGATGCACTCTCTATTAATTTGTTTGGTGGTGTTGTTTTTGCAACTGTAAAAATGTTTGGAGACCAGTTTTTTTCTCTAACATAAAGTCTAAACCTCTCAGTCTGTCCTCTAGAATATTTTGGTTTTAAGTTTTTAATAGTTACAACATGTTTGCTGTTCGGATTAAAGTTTGAAAAACTAAAATCAAGGGGAGTTATCACCGAGCCAGTGTGAACTTCGCTACCACTTAATGTCCAAACGTCAACGAGGTAAGGGTAGGTTGTAGTAACTGCTCCACCTGTTACAGAAAAAGTTGCTTTGTACACACCTTTAGATTCGCGGGAGGCAGATAAAAAATTTACAGCAGTATTGGAAGAATTACGGAAAAAAAGAGGACTTCCTTCAGGCACAGACCCAGAAGAGTAATAAAGATTTAAAACCGGTCTAGCGGCAGAATTTCCAGCAATATCGCGAAGATTTCCCCTAATATAGTTATACATGTAAAGTGTGTTTAAATTTTCTGCAGCGGGAGCTAGAGAAGAACTAAAATAAAAATTGCCCCTGTTATCTCTTCTTGTTGAGTCCCATCGTGCCTCTAATACAGGGCGATCAAAGTAAAATTCTGAAGATCTTGCAAAAAACTTTTTAGTGTAATAAGAAAACAAGGCACCACCAGGGTTCGCTGAAGACGATGCCTCAAAAGATGAGGACAGGTGAATACCAAAACCGTAATTTTGTTTATCGCCATTTAACCACTGATCTACAAGGGTCGTAACATTTACTTCAAGGTCTTCATCACCTCTATCAAAAGAGGCTGTATATGCAGGTGAAGAGTGATAATCACCACCAGCTGTTGTCCAAGAAGTAGAACCAGCACTTTTTACCCAATTAGAGCCAATTTTGTCAAAAGTTACATCTGTATATCCTTCCATATCAAGGCCATTGCCTTCTTCCCAAGAAGCTGAGACGGCCAATACATTCAATTTATAATTTTTTGGAAGAGTGTGCGGATGCCTAGCATTAAACATTTTAAGATAGTATGATACACCCGAAGCCGGAATTAAATCGGCAGCTTTATCTGCTGCTATCTGCGATATCGGAAACTGAAGTAATATTCTTGCCAACTCAGTAGAGGTTGCACTTTCTTGTGCATAAATAGAGAAAGTCTCCAAAACATCTGCTTGTCCCATATTTGAACCGGTTCCGCGAACAGATAAGTTTTCTTGAAATGCATTTGTTATTGTATTGTCTGCTTCCGCATAATATCTTTTTATTGCCATTATTTTGCTATCCCTTTAATGTCTTCATCCGGAAACCTCAGTTCTAGGATTGAATTTTGAGGAGTGTGATAAAATGTTCCGTCTTTTGATAATATCTTATCCATATCTAATGTTACATTAGAATATGCCCCACCAGTTTTATTGTTTACTTTCACTTTTCTCACATCTACAACACCGTCTACCCTATTTAAAATATCATAGACTCTTGTAATATAAAGAGGTTCACCAATATAAAACTTATCAGAGTATAAAACTTTTACTTCATCAATGCAACGCCTTAATACTGAGTCTTGTGAAAACTTCTTATCAACCATTACGGTAAATTCAATTTTAAAGTTTATGATTTTAGGATTTAATATCTCTATTTGGTCATTTAAAGACTTATATTGATTTAGCCAATTTTTAATGTTATTTTTTGTTATCATATTTGTCTCTGCGAGAATACCGTTGTTATCTTGAGATATGACATATAATGATAATTTTCTATTGGTTGACGAAGGATCGTTTACAATATTTGCCCTAGTAACAGAACCAAACTGAGGAGGCATATTATACACAAGTGACTCATAATCTTGTTTTGTTACCGCTCTATTTTGCGCAGCATAGTAAGACTTTGCTCTCTGTTTCAATTCTTCTGTTGAAATATCTACATTTATTGATGTTATTGGGTTGTCATTATTTACTTCTAAAGAGTTTTCCACAAACGCTCTTTGTGAATTTGTCAAAACAGTTATATCATCAAAAACAAATTTTTTATTGTTAATGGTGTTTATTGAGTTTGCTGCTATATTGGTCGTTTCTGGGGAATTTGATCTAAAAACTATCGATAGTTCAGTGTTAAAAGGTGAAATTCCAAGCTTATTTGTTGTTACTAATTTAGAAGGATCAAAAGACTTTTGAGAAATAAAATCTTTTCCTTGCATCTTCAAGGCAACTCTTGAAGGATCTGTTATCCCTTTATTATCTGTTTCTTCTGAGCCAAAACCAAATTGTAGAAATGTACCAGTGTCATCCTGTTCTAACGTAAAACGTCTTGCTGTAGCAAAAGGCTTAAGTATTGACCTTACACCATCTGTCATTGCATTTTGATTTGTTGTTTCAACAAAAACAACTTCTTGAGACAAATTGTCAACCTCATAATATCTATTACCTTCTGAGTCATATACTGATATAATTTCTGATATGTTTGTTGACCCTACTCTAACTTTTTTGAATCTTTCAAAATTAGAATTTGTTAAATCAACAGTTGCAATATTTAATACGCCTGATTGAATTTGCCCATAGTTTCTAACAGCAAAATAAGTTGTTTGTCCTGTCGAAGAATTAAATCTCGCCGCCACAATATCCGAAGATGTATGTGAAAAATCTACGTCTTCGGAGAGCACAAAGCTGCCCCCATCGGAGGTTGAAAAGGAAGTCCCTGCTTTTAATATAGGAAGATACGTTCTGTCTGGTGCTGTACCATCTGTGTTTGCAGGGCATAGTATAAACAGAGATACTGTTCCAAAAGAAGAAGGCGCACCTGCGAATTTGTAACCCAACGCTCTTGCGTGTTTTCTTATATTGTCAAACTCTAATGATGTATCTAAAAAACTTTCGTTAACATGGTAATCAAGATAGTAAGATAAAATATCTCCTGTGTATGCAACAGTGTCCAGTATCATAGATCCAAAAGACGCCTCAGAAAAGTCTCTGAATCCGTCTGAATAATATCTTTTTGCATGTTGAACCAAATCCTCTTTGATGCTTTCAAAATCTCTGCTTGTATATTTAATCGCTATATTTTTATTTTTTGGCATGTAAGACCCTCACAACTAAAATAAGTAGTTTTGGTTGTGATTTTATAAAGTACTATTTCTAACTTCAGTAACAGTCAATTCAAAGGTTGAAGAAGACTGTGTTTCTTGTGTAAAATATTTTATCTTTACAACTAACATATTATCATATGCAGATCCACCTATTTCTAATTCTTGTATTTCAATATATGGCAGAAACGTAGAAATTTGTGAAATGATATTTTGTCTTAACGGTAATAAGCTTTCGCCATTATTGTATTGTATACCGCTTTTTATCGCTGAATCATTTTCAAACAGATATTTTCTTAAACCAACCCCAAAAAACGGCTTCATTATCCTCTCGCCTGGGTTTGTAAGTAAAACCATTTTTAAATTTTGATCGATAACCTTTGTTAAATCACTTATTCCATATTGTTTGTAAGTACCAAGTTCTTCATCTATCTCTAGCGGAAAAGCTGGTGCTATTTTATTTACAGGCATATTATGACCCCCCTATATTAAATAACTTACCAAAATTATTTTCACACTCATTACCATCTTTATCAAAAGGATCGTCCGTCCTTAGCCTTCTTCTTATATCAAAAGAGAACTCGCCCAAGTTTAAGTTTGTAAACTTAATACTATCCAAAATCTTTCTTTGCAAGGCTTGAACAACATCTTCGTTATTATCTTCTTCGTTGGGTGGGTCGCGATCATTGTTTCTGTAAAAAGCAACAAAAAGCTTACGAGCTTCTTTTTTAGAATCATTAAATAGCTTACTAAAATTACTAGGAGATATTGGGTTTTCATCATCACCTGGGTCTCTTTCAGACTCTGCTCCTAAAGATGCTAAAAAATTATTGTAAGAATATATCATGTAAATTGATGGTATTTTCTTAACCTGCAAAACATTATCTACAAGGTGTTTATAATTTTTTGTTTCTACTAATTTGTCAATGTAACATTTAATATCTTGATTTAAATTGTCGTCAAAACTTAACAACTCAGAAATCTTTACATCTGAAATATCTTGCTCGTATGAACACAAGGGAAAACTATATCTTGAAGAAGGCAAAGGTTTAACTCCTGATTCTGTCTCAAAAGAAGCAGGGTTTAATATGTAACTTCTGTGTTCTTGTGCTTTCAAGTTGCCTTGGTTTTGAGCTGTTAAAGAACCAAAAGGGTTATATCCCTCTGGGGGTATATAACAAAGCCTTGTGCCAAATTGTATTCCAGTGGTTCCTTCATATGACGAGCCATCTTCTGTTAATTCTGCATTACCAAAATAATCAGATATATTCAAGCTTGTATCTATTGTAGTTTGATTATCGTTTAAAAATGATTTGAACTCAGATATATTTTGAATACCGCCTATTGAGCTAACAGGAGAACCTTGTTTGGGACTAACTCTTACATATTTTTCTAAGTAAAGACCACCTCTTGTTTTAAGATCTTTAAATCGATCATCAGTTATACTGGTATTACTGAGTGGGTGTGTCATGTTTGATTTTGCACAATCATTAACATCTCCATATGGAAAATTACCA